CCCCGCCGCTCGTGACCGCCGAGCAGTGGGACGCCTGCGAGGTTCCGGCGGCCCCGCCGCCGTCCGAGGGCGAGAAGGTCGCCTACGGCGTCAAGTTCAGCGCGGACGGCTCGACCGTCGCGCTGTGCTGCGCGGTGCGCCCGCCCGAGGGCAGGGACCACATCGAGCTCAGGTTCCTCGAGCCGACGTCGCGCGGCGTCGGCTGGCTCGCCGAGTGGATATCTCAGCGAGCGGCAGGGGCGTGCTGCGCCGCCATCGACGGCCGCTCGGGCGCAGGCGCGCTCTGCGAGCGCCTCGAGCAGCTCCGCATGCCGAGGGGCTACGTCGTGCGCCCGACCGCGGACCAGGCGGTTAGCGCTGCGACCGCCATATACGACGGAATCCAGACCCGCTCCGTCACGCACGTCGCCGACGAGGCGCTGGGGAGGTCGGCGACCACCTCCGTCAGGCGCCGCATAGGACGCTCCGGCGGCTGGGGCTGGGGCGGCGACGACCCCGAGGCGGTGGAGGCCGCCGGCCTCGCGCTGTGGGCGCTCTCGAACAGCAGAAGGAACCCGTCACGGAAGGGACGCGCAGGATGAGCGACGCCTCCGAGCTTATGAACATGCACACGGCCCTGCTCGAATGGGCCGGCGACCCCGACATCGGCGAGATGGCGGCGGCCGACGCGCAGGACCTCCGGCAGTGCGTCATGGTCCTGTCGGCCAACGAGGCGCGCAACGAGCGCCTCTACGAGATCTACGAGGGCACCGTGCCCCTCGCGAAGGTGCCGACCATCGTGCCCGACCGCTACAAGGACCTCCGAATCGGGTGCCCGTGGCCGGAGGTCGCGGTGCAGTCCGTGGTGGAGCGCTCGCGCGTCTCCGGATTCGTCTTCGGCCCCGACGCCGACGGCGAGGATGAGGCGATGCGCGAGATCTCAGAGAGGTGCGACCTCGCGCTCGGCTACCAGGCCGCGCTCACCGACTCCCTCATCTCCGGCGTCTCCTTCGCCGTCGTGGGCCGCGACGAGGCCGGCGCGTGCGTGCGCTGGCACACCTCGCGCTCCGCCGCCGGCCTCTGGGACTACGCGAACAACAGGCTCGCGTGCGGGTTCGCCATCGTCGACCGTGCCCGCCGCAGTGCGGTCACCGGCGACGAGGCCTCCGACACCGTCCCCTCGAAGGTCGACTTCTACACCCCGCGCGGGTGCTGGGAGATAACGAGGGGCGGGTCCACGCGCGCCTGGTCGGCCAGCTGGCTCCCCGACGTCATGGGGGAGCCGCGAATCGTCGCGCTCGTCTTCCGACCAGACGGCGAGCACCCGCTCGGCCGCTCCCGGTTCTCGGAGCCTATGCGCGCCTGCGTGCAGGAGTACATGGCCAACGCGCTCAACCTCCACGTGGCCTCGGAGTTCACCGCCCTCGGCCAGAAGTGGGCCACAGGGCTCTCCGACGAGCAGTACGACGCGCTCGCGTCCGCGAAGTGGAAGTTCAGCGCGGACGCGGCGATGCTCGCCACCGAGAACCCGAACACCAACGCTGCGCCTCAGTTCGGCAACTTCACGCAGCAGTCGATGGAGCCGATCCTGTCGGTGAAGAGGTCGCTCGCGACCGACTTCGCCGCGGCCGCGTCCATCCCCATCTCAGAGCTGCTCACGCAGGACAGCAACCCCACGAGCGCCGAGGCGCTCACCGCCGCCAAGGACAAGCTCATCGCGCTCGTCGAGTCGGTCAACGCCCGCAACTCGCGCACGCTGCGCAGGATCGCCCTCATGCTCATGGCCGTGGAGTCCGACTGCGGCATCGACGGCCTGACGGACGCGCAGAGGTCCGTGATGGTCCACATGCGCAGGCCGGAGACCATGAGCGCGGCGGCGGAGTCCGACGCCATCCTGAAGAAGTCCTCGGTCTTCCCGTTCCTCGCGACCTCCGACGTCGCCATCGAGGAGGCGGGCTTCACCGAGGACCAGCAGGAGCGCCTCAAGAGCGACCGCGACCGCTGGGAGTCCAGGCAGGCCGTCGCGCAGGCCGCGCAGTCCGCCGGGCTCGACCTCTCCGGCGCGGCCGCTCCCGGCGGGGGCGCCGAATGATCTCCTCCGCGCAGTGGGGGGCCTACAACAAGGCTGTGGAGTCCATCGTCGAGGGCTCCCGCAGGGCGCTGGAGGCCGAGCTCACGGAGTGGGTGGGCGGCCACCCGGGCGCGGGCACCGCGGAGATCCGCAGGGAGGCCGAGCGCATGATGCGCGGCCGTGTCCAGGAGGCCGACAAGGCCGCCGCGTCGCTCGCGGCGCAGTGGTACGACGCCCAGGGCAAGGCCGCCGGCATGAGGCTCGACCGCGCGGTCACCAGCGTCGCCTTCGACGAGGCGACCGTCGAGCGCGTGGCGCACTACCAGGCGCAGAAGCTTGAGGACGGGGACATCCCCGGCTTCGTCGAGATGTGCTCCGAGCTCGTCGGCAACGACGCGGTGAGGAGCCTCAACGCGACCATCATGAGGAACGCCGCCCGCGACAAGAGGAAGGGCGTCAAGTTCGCCCGCGTCACGAGCGGCAGGAACACCTGTCCCTGGTGCCTGATGCTCGCCGGCCGCGGGGCCGTCTACCACACGCGCGAGTCGGCCGGCGCGATGGGCCGGTTCCACCGGCACTGCAGCTGCAAGATCGTGCCGAGCTTCTCCGGGGACAAGTACGAAGTGCTCGTCGAGGGGCACGACCCGAAGAAGATAGAGAGCCGCCTGAAAGACATCGAGCGAATCACCGGCACCAGGCGCGGCTCGGCCGAGTTCGGCCGCGAGGTGGAGCTTCGCGACCCGGACTGGCTGTTCGGGGACGAACCGCCTGCCGTAAATAAGGAAAGAGGCGCGAAGCCGCTCCCGAAGGAGCGCGAAGCCGCCAATGTTCTCGCCGAGAATGGCGTCCCGGTCATGTTCATCAAAGAAGTGAACAAGACCGGCGTGAAGAGCCCCGACGCTTTTCTCGGCCAAGATAAATGGGAGTTTAAAGTCCCGGGTGGATGGTCCAAGCCGGACGAAAGGTCCGTTGCCGGCGAACACACCATCAGGAAGCAGTTCTATAAAGCCCTCGACAAGGGGACTTCGAAACTGCTCTTGTCCAACGGCTGCTGCGACGCCTCTTTTTCAGAGATGGTAAACGTGGCGAGCAAGGTCCTGAAAAGCGGCGACTACGCAATCGACGAGGTGCTCGTCGTCGCCCCCGAGACCGGCGAAATCAGAAGACTAAAGAAATAGAGGCGCCCAGACACCGGTGGACTGTCCCCCGGTAGGAATCGCCTCGAAACCAGTATACCCCACGTCGGGGCGTGGCGGAATTGGCAGACGCGCGTGCCTCAGGAGCACGCGGGCTCGCGCCCGTGCGGGTTCGAATCCCGCCGCCCCGACCAGATGAATCGAGCCCCATCCGGGGCTTTTTTCATATACGCCCGCCATGGGCGGCAACCGTGGCACCTCACCGCGCCTGCCGGGAAAGCAGGCTCGCACACGCCCGAGCGGGCGGGAAACAAAGAGAAAGGCAGACGAATGTCAGACGAGTTCACGCCGATCACCACTCAGGAGCAGTTCGACCAGGCCATCAAGGGCCGCATCGAGCGTGCTCAGGCCAAGGCTGCCGAGAAGTTCTCCGACTACGAAGAGCTGAAGGCCAAGGCCGACGAGTACGACCGCGCCCAGGAGGCGTCCAAGACCGAGCTGCAGAAGGCCCAGGACAAAGCCGCCAAGGCCGAGGCCGCGCTCAAGGCCATGAAGGACGAGCGCGAGCGCGCCGCCGCCGTGGCCAAGGCCGCCGAGGAGAACGGCGTGGACGCCGGCCTGCTGGCCCGCATGTCGGGGGATGTCGCCGAGAACGCGAAGTTCCTCGCCTCGATGGGAGGCAAAGGCAAGGCCTACCCCGAGACCCGCGACAAGGGCGATAGCCGCCCGGCGGGGAAGCAGGACCCGTGCCTCGAGGCCGCCCGCATGATGTTCGGCCGCAAGTAACGGGAAAGACAGCACCAAGACAGAAAGGAGCCGCCGAATGGCAGCCCTCATCACCAGCAACTTCAACATGCCCGAGGAGTACGTCGCGGGCGTCTTCAAGAAGGCCCAGACCAGCTCCGTCCTCGCCCGCCTCTCCGGCGCAAAGCCGCAGAAGTTCGGCAAGGGCAACGTTATGACCCTCACCTCCGCCCCCAAGGCCGAGATCGTCGCCGAGGGCGCCGAGAAGTCCCCGACCCCGACGGCCTACTCCTCCAAGACCGTCACCCCGGTCAAGCTCCAGGTGACCGTGCGCACCTCCAATGAGGTCATGTGGGCCGACGAGGACTACCAGCTCGGCGTGATGGCCGACGTGCAGGAGAACTGCGGCGTCGCCCTCGGCCGCGCCCTCGACATCGTCGGAATCCACAAGGCCAACCCCCTCACCGGCGCCGCCGCGGCCTCCGTCACCGAGGGCCTCGCCGACACCGCGTCCGCCGCGCAGCTCTCCGGCACCAAGTACGACGAGGCGGTCGAGGCCGCCGCTGGCCTCGTGATCGCCGCGGGCTACGCCCCCACCGGCATCGCGCTCGACCCGACGCTCTCGTTCGGCCTCGCCACCATGCGCGACACCACCGGCCGACGCATCTACCCCGAGCTCGGCTACGGCACCGGCCTCGCCAACTTCGAGGGCATGGCCGCCGCCGTCGGCGACACCGTATCCGGCAAGGAGTTGGCGAAGGCGTCCGACATCATCGGCCTCGTCGGCCAGTTCGACGCCTTCCGCTGGGGCGTCCAGCGCGAGATCGCCGCGCACGTCATCGAGTACGGCGACCCCGACGGCCTCGGCGACCTCCAGCGCATGAACCAGGTCGCCATCCGCGCCGAGATCGTCTACGGCATCGGCATCATGGACCTCGCCGCCTTCGCCAAGGTCACCAAGGCGGCCGCCTAAGCCATGGCCGAGTACATCTTCCTGCCGAGCGAGTGCCGCGTCTCCAGCGCCGCCCCGCTCGGCGCACCGCTCTACGCGCCCGCCGAGGACGAGAAGCGGCCCCGCCGCGCCCCGCGCCGCAAGGCCGCGGCGCCCAAGGGCGGCCCCGAGGCCCCGGCCGAGGGGCGCAGGAAGGCGTGACGATGGCCTACGCGACCATAGAGGACCTCGAGCGCGCCTGGCGCCCGGTGGCCGACTACGAGAGGGAGCACGTCGAGCAGATGCTCGACGACGCCGCGCTCTGGCTCGACGCGCAGGTCGAGAGGTCCGGCAAGGACCCCGAGGCCTTCGCCGCGAGCCGCCCCGACGCGCTGCGCTTCCTCTCCTGCAACCTCGTGCGCCGCGCCTGCGGCGAGCTCGACCCGACCGGCGCTGAGGCCCAGTGGTCCGTGCTCACCGAGCCGACCGCCCAGGCGTTCACGCCGGCGGTCGTGCGCGGCGACTTCTACCTGACCAAGTGGGAGCGCGGCCTCATCGGCGCCGGCTGCGGGCGCGCGGGGTTCTCGGCATGAGCGACGTTCGAATCGAGATGCGCAAGGAGTTCTGGCGGGAGCTGATGAACTCCCCAGAGATGGACGCGGCCCTCCTCGCCGAGGCGAAGCGCGCCGCGGCCGAGTCCGACTCGCGCGTCGGTTCGCCGTCCAGCCCAAAGAACCTCAAGAACCCGAATTTCGTCGCCAAGACCGTCACCAGGCACGGGGCCTCCAGCCCCTACCTCGTCGGCCTGGTCATCGCGGCGAACCCCAGAAGCATGTGGAAGGCGCGCCGCGACGGCGTGCTCCACCAGTAGGAAGGACACACCCCATATGTCACAGACCGCCCGCCACGTGGTCTCCTCCAAGCCCGCCGCCGGCGGCGCCGTGTGGAGCGCTCCGCTCGGAACCAAGGTCCCGCAGGATGCGACCACCGCGCTCAACCAAGCCTTCACCGCCCTCGGCTACATCTCCGAGGACGGCGTGAAGGAGAACGGCTCCATCAGCGTCACCACGATTAAGGCCTACGGCGGCGCAACCGTCCTCGCCATCGAGGGCGGCAACGACGTCACCTACACCTTCACGCCCATCGAGTACGACAACCCGGTCGTGCAGAGGGAGCTCTACGGACAGGACAACGTCGCCGTCGACGACTCCGGCGCCCTCAAATCCGTGAAGATGGCCGACATCCAGCATCCCGAGCGCGTCTACGTCTTCGAGCACGTCCTCTCGAACGGCGTCATCGAGCGAGAGGTCCTGCCCTGCGCCCAGGTGACTGGCATCGGCACCAACACGCACAGCTCCACCGCCGCCCTCGGCCCCGAGGTCACGCTCACGCCGTATCCCGACGCCGCCGGCTTCAAGGGCTACAAGTACTTCGCCGAGGCCGTGGCCACCGGCCGCGCCGACGTCTCCCCGGCCAAGGAGGCCAAGTAATGGCCGCCGTGGACGTGGAGGTGGGCGGCATCCCGCTCGTCATCGATATCGACAGGCTCCAGTCAATCGAATTCCTCGAGCTTCTGGGGGCGATGGAGGACAGCGTCGCCGCCACGCCCAAGGCCATGCGCTACGCGCTCGGCGAGGAGCAGTACGCGAGCGTCAAGAGGAGCCTCCGGCGCGACGGCGTCACCCTCGCCGCCGACGTGGTCTCCTTCTTCACCGAGGCCCTGTCCGCCGCGGGGGAGAAGGCAAAAAACTCCTGATCCTCGCGGGCCTGTGGCGGCGGCACCCCTCCGAGCTGAGGGCCGACCTGCAGCGCGTCTACGGCGTCGATTGGGACCGCGTGCTCTCCGGCGCGGTCTCGGTCGAGCAGGCCGCGGCGCTCTCCGCCTGCCTGCCGGCCGGCTCCCTGTGCCTCGGCGCCGAGGAGCCGGCGGCCGGCTGGTCCCGCGAGGAGACCCTGCTGCTGGGCGTCCTCAACTTGCTCCGGGCCGAGCCTTACGACCCGTTCGAGAAGCCCGACCTCCGGGCCATGACCCAGGAGGAGATGGGCAAGTACCTTAATCTCCCGAGAACGGAGGCTGCGAATGGGCGCTAAGCTCGGCGACGCGTACCTCGCGATCGTGCCAGGCCTCGACAAGGCGGCCATGTCCTCGGCCGTCGCAGGCGTGAAGGCCGGCCTCGGCAACGCAGCTGACTCCGCGGAGAAGTCCCTCGCAGGGGTCGCGTCCACGGCCGCGAAGACCGCTGCCGTCGGCGCCGCGGCCTGCGTGGCCGCCGGGGTAGCCGTCACGAAGTCCGCCCTGGACGCCTACTCCGCCTACGAGCAGAACGTCGGCGGCATCCAGAAGCTCTTCGGCAACATGGGCAAGTCGGTCGAGGAGTACGCGGCCCTGACGGGCCAGTCGGCGGACGAGTGCGCCGAGAAGTGGCAGGCCCTCGAGGACTCTCAGTCAAAGGTCATCTCCAACGCCTCGGCGGCGTGGAAGACCGCGGGCCTTTCGGCGAACGCCTACATGGAGAACGTGACGTCCTTCTCCGCCGCGCTCATCAAGTCGCTCGGAAACGACACGGGCAAAGCCGCGGACTACGCGAACATGGCCATGGTCGACATGAGCGACAACGCGAACACCTTCGGCACGAGCGTCCAGGACATCCAAAACGCTTACCAGGGCTTCGCCAAGCAGAACTATACGATGTTGGACAACCTGAAGCTCGGCTACGGCGGCACGCAGTCCGAGATGAAGCGGCTCGTCTCGGACGCCTCCAAGATGACGGACGTCCAGGAAAAGCTCGGCGTGACCGTCGACAAGAGCTCGCTGTCCTTCTCCAACGTCGTGGCCGCGATCCACGTCATGCAGGAGAGCATGCAGGTGGGCGGCACCACGGCCCGCGAGGCCGCGACCACCATCGGGGGCAGCGTCAACGCCATGAAGGCGGCGTGGGGCAACTGGCTCGCGGGCCTGGGCGACGACTCGGCCGACATGAAGTCGCTCACCTCCGACCTCGCAGACTCGGTCGTGACGGCGGCATCGAACATCGTCCCGCGCGTCGGCGAGATCGTCTCCACGCTCGTGTCGCAGGTCCCCGCGATGGTCGTATCCCTCGGGCCGTCCCTCGCGTCCTCCCTCGCTGACGTGGCGGAGTCCGCTGTCGGCGCCGTGAAGTCGACACTGCCGCCGGGAATCGCCGACGCCGTCTCCTCCGTGGAGCAATCCGTCGACAGCTTCTTCCACCTTTGGGACATGGGCGCGACCCCTATCGAGTCCTTCTCGCTGACGGCGCAGTACGCGCTCAACAAGCTGGCGGAGGGCGCCCCGCTCATCGGCGGGGCCTTCTCCTCCGCGCTCGGCCTCGCCGTCTCTGCCGTCGGCGAGCTGACCCCCGTCCTCGCGGACAAGGGCGCGCAGCTCGTCACGATGCTCGGCGACGGCATCGGCGAAGCCGCGCCCCAGGTCGTTGAGGCCGCGTCGGGCCTAATGGGGCAGCTCACCTCCTATCTCTCCGAGAACGGTGGGCAGCTCGTCGAGTCGGGGCTCTCCATGCTCGAGCAGCTCTCGGAGGGCCTGCGCGAGAACTTCGGCGTCGTGGTGGACGCCGTGCTCGAGCTCGCCGTGGGCATGGCGCAGGGCCTCGCCGACGGCATCCCGTCCATCGTCGAGCACGTCCCGGAGATCGTGGACAACATCGCGGGCTGCATCAACGACAATGCGCCGAAGGTCCTGGAGACCGCGGGACAGATCATCCTAGCGCTCGGCGAGGGCCTGATCATGGCCGTACCGACGCTCATCGAGAACATCCCTCAGATAATCCAGGCGGTCGTGGACGTGTGGAGCGCCTTCTCGTGGCTCGACCTCGGCTCGCGCGCCGTCCAGGCAATCGCCAGCGGCATCTCCTCGCTCGTCGGGCTGGTCGGCCAGGCCGGCTCGTCGCTCGTCAACGCAGCCGTGGGCGCGGTGCAGAGCCTGCCGTCCACGCTCATGTCCCTCGGCAGCCAGGCCGTGCAGTTCCTCGGCTCGGGAATCTCGGGGATGGTCGGCACTGTCATCTCGGCCGCCGCATCCGTCGGCTCCTCGATCATCTCGGCCCTGAGCAGCATCCCCGGGCAGGTCGTCAGCATCGGCTCCAACATCATCGAGGGCATCGCGGGCGGCATCCGCAGCGCCGCCGGCTCCGTCGTCGGCGCCATCACGGGCGTCGTTGGGAACGCCATCGACGCGGCGAAGAACCTGCTTGGCATCCACTCCCCGTCGAGGGTCTTCAAGGCCATCGGCCGCTACACCATGGCCGGCATGGCTGAGGGCGTCGAGGGCGGCGAGAGGGCGGTCGTCGGCTCCGTCAGGGACGCAATGGCGGCCGTTGCGTCGGCCGCCGCGTTCGAGCTGCCCGCCCCCGCGCTCCCCGGCCTCGCGCTCTCGCGCGCGGCCGTCTCGGAGGGCGAGGCTGCCCGGCGACCCGCCGGCTCCGCGGACGACGTGCCCGCGCTCCTCAGGCGCATCGCCTCTGCCGTGGAGCAGCGAGGGGAGCTGGCCGTTTACGTGGACGGCAAGAGGCTCGCGAGCTCGCTCGCGAGGCCCATGAACCAACAGCTCGGAGTCCTGGCGGCGAGGGGGATGTGATGCTGAAGGCACCTAAGAGCGCGACCGTCACGGTCGACGGAATAGACCTCGGCGTCATGTTCGGCGCCTTTCTGGCCGAGGGTACATCCATGCCGGCCCCGGAGCCTAAGATCTATACGGTGGACGTCCCCGGCGGGAACGGCTGCATCGACCTCACCGAGGCCCTGACCGGCGACGTGGCGTACAAGAACCGCGACGCCGAGCTGGTCCTCGCCGTTCCCCATCCCGAGGACTGGGAGCGTTCCAAGAGCCAGATATACAGCTTCCTGCACGGCAGGCGGCTGCCCTTTACCCTCGGCGTCGACCCTGGTTACACGTACACCGGCCGCTTCAGCGTCAAAGAGGACGAATACCACGGCCTCCCGCCCGACGGCGTCGGGATCATCAAGGTCAAGGTGTCGACGAACCCCTACAAGCTCCGCGAGCGGTGCTCCTACCGGCTCAACGCAACCGGCGGGCGCATGTACCGCCTCGAGAGCGGCCGCAGGCCCGTCCACCCGACCATCGAGTGCGACTCGGCCTGCTGGGTGACGTGGCGAGGGAAGACGGTCACCGTGCCGCCCGGCGCGTTCGTGCTGCGGGACGTGGTGTTCCGCGAGGGCTGGAACGAGATCTACGTGAACTCGCAGCCCCTGTGGCTCGAGCTGTGGGGCGACCTCTCCGAGGGCGGCAAGGACGCGATGACGTGGGGGCAGGCCGGCGCCTTCCGGTGGGACGGCCTGCACAGGCTCGGCCTCGCCGAGGACGCGCCCCAGTGCTGGGCGGACATCGCCGGCGCGCGGTGGGCCGACCTTGGCGAGGGCGGCGCCGAGCCGCGTCGCTGGACCGAGCTCGACTACCGGCACGGAACGGTCGCCGACTCGACCGCCTACCTGAGTTACGACTGGGAGGACCTATAGATGGCTCAGACCGAGAACCTCAAGATCCGGAAGCTCGACTCCTCAGACTACGTCTCCGTCGACGGCATCAACGACGCCTTCGACAAGCTCGACGCCCTCGGCGCCGACTACGTCGTCGAGAGCGGCAACGACAACGGCTGGTGGTACATGAAGTTCGCCTCCGGCAGGGCCTTCTGCGGGAGGGACAACGTGTCCTTCGGCAAGGACACCATGGGCGCGTGGGGGAGCATGTACTCCGGCGCGACGCACAGCTTCGGCCCGTACCCGGCGAGCGTGAAGTTCACCTCCGCCCCGAACGTGACCATCAACAACCTGACCACCAGCTGGCTGTGGCCCTGCCCCACGGCCAACCAGAGCAGCACGACGCAGTCGCCGTCCTTCGCGATGGTCAGCGCCGCCAGCTACACGATCGCCGACCTGCGCTGCGGCATCTTCGTCTCCGGGCGCTGGAAGTAGGCGGGGAAGGGGGCCGACGTGCCGTACAGGCTCACCTACGGCGACAAGACGCTCTTCGACCCGTACACCGACGACCGCGTCCACGACGCCCGGCTCACCGCCAAGGTCAACAACCCGGACTACCTGGACTTCACGCTCCCCCCGGGCCACTCGCTCTACGGGGAGGTCAGGGAGCGCGGCGAGCTCGTCCGGCTGGAGTGGGACGGGGCCTGCCTGTTCCTGGGCGAGGTCGAGTCGGTCGAGGACGGGATCGACGGGGAGAGGGACGTCGCGTGCGTGGGAGCCCTCTCATGGCTCGGCGACACCGTCGTGCGGCCCTACTCGACCGTCGCCGGCGAGGCCGGGCTCACGGCCCCGGACACGGTCGACGGGCTCTTCGAGTGGTACGTCGGGCAGCACAACGGGCACTGCCTGGACTCCCGCAGGCGATTCTCCGTGGGCGCGAACCAGGGGGCGGCGCTCGACGCCAACAACCACGTCTACCGCGCCTCAGAGCAGCTCCCCGCCACGTGGGACGAGATCGACGACAAGATCCTGTCGACTCTCGGCGGCTACGTCTCGGTGGGCTACGACCCGCTCACGGTCAGCCTATACGCTGACGTCCACGAGACCAACGCGCAGATGATCGACTTCGGCGTCAACATCACCGACTTCTCCCGCAGGACCGACTCCTCCGGGACGTACACCGCCGTGAGGGCGGAGGGCAAGGACGGCCTCACCCTCGACGGGCTCGGCGACGGCGAGGTGGCGGGCGACGCGGCCAAGCTCAGCGACGTCGTCTACAGCCCCGAGGCGGTGGCGCGCTACGGCTACAGGGAGTGCCCCTACCGCAACGAGGACTGCGCGACGGCCGAGGGCCTGCTCTCCGCGGCGGTCGGCAGGCTGCAGGCCCTGATGGCCCCCACCATCACCGTGACCGTCAAGGCCGTCGACCTCGCCCTTTTCATGGACGGCTACGAGCACCTAAGGGTCGGGCAGGCCGTCAGGGTGCGCTCCGCCCCGCACGGCGTGGACGAGTACCTGATGGTGAGCGCCGCCGACCTCGACCTGCAGGACCCGGGCAACACCGAGTACACGCTCGGAGCGGAGCACTCGACGCTCACCGGGCAGCAGTCCGGCTACCTGCGCTCCATGAACAGCGGCATCAACTCCGCGCTCGACGCGGCGTCCTCGATGGGCGCCGAGGCGCGGGCCGCCGCCAAGGACGCCTCGGAGAAGGCCGAGCGGGCAGAGCGCGCCGCAGCCGCGGCGGTCGCGGAGACCCACGAGGAGTACGCGGCCTCGCCTTCCCGGACGGCGGCGCCCGAGGACGGGTGGTCTAGGGACGCCCCCGAGTCCGCCGCGGGCATCTTCACGTGGCGGCGCACGGTCACCTCGTACGGCGACGGCACGGTCGTCACCGGAGGGGCGGTCCTCCTCACCGGGGAGAGCGCGGCGTCGGTCGAGATAACGACGACCGGCGGCTCCGTCATCCGCAACTCGACGGGGTCGACGACGCTCGTCGCCTCCGTCTCCTACGGCGGGGAGCGAATATCCGACCTGGGCACGCTTCGCGCCTACTTCGGCGACGGGGCGTCGCTGCTCTGGGAGGAGAGGCGCGGCGGCTCCGACCGGTTCGCCGAGGTGGGGCAGGGCGACGCCCGCCTCTCGGCCGACGGCTTCCGGCTCACCGTCTCGGCCGACTCCGTGAGGGGCGACTCGACGTACAACTGCAAGCTCGTCACAGCATCGTAGAAAGGATCAGCAATGGCAGTCAGGGCAGCGGCCCAGGAGACCATCATCGACATCACCGACGCGTACAGCGTGTACCTGACCTGCGCGTCATACACCTTCCCGGGGACCACGTCCGGCGCCAAGGCGGGGAGCTGCTCAACCTCGGTCGTGGCCATGAGGGGCGCGGACCAGGTCCCGACCTCCGTCGACCCCTCGAGGGTCGCAGCGGCCGCGGGCGTCTCGGTCAAGGCGTCGGCCAACGGTGACGGGAGCACGGCGCTCTCCGTCTCCGTCACGGGCGAAGTGAAGGCCCCCGGCAAGGTGTCCATCCCGGTGACGGTCGACGGCCGCGCCGAGTTCACCCTGGAGTTCTCGTACGGCATCGCGCTCACGGGCGCCACCGGCGCGACCGGCAACGGCGTCAAGTCCATCGCGGAGCAGTACTACCTCTCGACGTCGAGCAGCTCGCAGGTCGGCGGCTCCTGGGAGGCGAACCCGCCCGCGTGGGCCGACGGGAAGTACATGTGGACCCGCTCGGTCATCACGTACACCGACAACTCGTCCACCCAGACCACCCCGGTCTGCGTCACCGGCGCGAGGGGCCAGACGGGCCAGACCGGCGGCACCGGCGCGACCGGCGTGGGCGTGTCCTCCGTCGACGTCCAGTACTACCTCTCCACGTCCCCCGAGGCGCTGTCGGGCGGCTCGTGGCAGAGCGAGCCCCCTGCCTGGGCCGACGGGAAGTACATGTGGAGCAAGACGGTGACCACCTACACCAACGGCGGCTCCGACGAGACGAGCCCCGTCTGCATCACGGGGGCCAAGGGCGCCACCGGCGCGAAGGGCGACAAGGGCGAGACGGGCCGGACCGGCCCCAAGGGCGACCCGGGCGCCGCCGGCGCGGACGCGCTCGCCATGGTCATCACGAGCTCCAACGGGTTCATCTTCAAGAACTCGGCGATCAAGACCACCCTCACCGCCCATGTTTACAAGGGCGGCGTCGAGCTCACGTCGGCGCAGATCGCCGCGCTCGGCACCGTCAGGTGGTACAAGGACGGGTCGGCCACGCCCGCGGGGACTGGCCTGACGTTCAGCGTCTCCGCCTCGTCGGTCAACGTGAAGACCAACATCTCGGCCCAGCTCGAGGGCTGAGGCATGGCGGTCAAGGCCCGCGCCGAGGCCACCCTCACGGGCGTGGCGGACGGCGCCAAGGGCGACAAAGGGGACCCGGGAGACGACTTCGGCGGGGCGGGGAGGCTCGACACGCTGGAGACGCTCGTCAGGTCGTCCGGCGAGGGCGTCGAGGTCGCCCGCAAGGTGAACGGGAACTACACCTCGACCAAGGCCATCGTCACGGACGCCGACTACCAGATCGTCTCCAAGGGCGGCGACGTCCTGGCCCGCTACGGCTCCGACAGGGTCGAGCTCGCGAAGAACAGCAGAGACGGGCAGATCTCGATGTGCGACGGCATGTACAACTTCACGACCGAGGGAATACGCTTTTACGGAACCGAGGACGCGTTCAGCGCCGAGGGCGGCCCCATGGGCGTGCGGATTCCCCACTCGAGCATCATCATAAGGGCGGACGCCGAGTCCAAGAACGTCGCCGCAAACTCCCATTCAGGCCTTACGCTGAGCGCGCAGACGGGCGGCGTGGGGGCCGCGCTCTCCGAGAAGTCGACCTCGTCCGCCGGTTTCCTTGTGTCAGCGAACGGGCATCAGGCAAGCCTCAGCATCACATCCACGCAGTCCGCCGACGGCAAGGACAACCCCTGCCCGACCATCGACATTGACACGAACGTCAGGTCCGCGTCGAACGTGAGCCTGATCGGCGGCTCCTTCCCGCTGTACGAGCGCCGTATGCTCTGGAGCTCTGACGGCGGCACGAGGTACGTCATGATCGAGTGCGTCCTGGGCGTGGTCCAGCTGACCTGTCACGACGTCAATAGAGTCGGCTCCGCCGGCTGGAACGTCGGCAACGTCGTGCCCAAGTGCTTCGCCCGGTGGGACTCCTTCTACGTCTCCCTTCCGTCGCGCGTCAGCAACAACACCGCCGCGGTCTGGATCGAGGGCACGAGCTCTGGCAAGGAGCTCGTGGAGCTCTGGATCTACAACAACGGCGGCGACGACATCAACGGAGCTTGCACGTGGATCTGCGACCCTAGCCGCGTGCGAACACCCGCTTAGCATCAGGAGGACAGCCATGCTCTACGGACATATCACCAACGGCACCGTCTACCTCACGAACGACAAGACGGGGATGGCCGTCTACGAGTCGCCCGAGCCCGCGGCGCCCCCCGGCTACCACACGTCGCTCTCCTATGAGAAGAGGGACGGCCGCATCTACCAGGTCTGGGCTGTGGATCCGGACGCGGGCACCCCGCAGGACGCCGCGCTCATGCTCGCGCAGATCCAGGCCGCGGCCCTCGGCGACGACGATGCCCTGAAGGTCCCGGCCCTCTTCCCGGCCTACTCGGCAGGCCGCGTCTACGCGCTGGGCGACCGCGTGCTCTGGCAAGGCGTGCTTTACAAGGCGATATCGGGCCACACGGCCACGGCCGGCGACCCCGCATCCGACCCGCAGCATTGGACAAAGGTGCTGCCTACGTCCACGGGTGGGGACGCGCCCGAGTGGGTCGCCGGCGAGGCCTACCCGAAGGGCGCGCGCGTGACCAAGTACGGCCAGGTTTACGAGTCCCTCGTCGACGGCAACGAGCTCGAGCCGGGGACCTTCGGTAGCGAGTCCGCCTGGTCGCAGGTCACGGCTTAGGGGGCGCGAATGGAAGAACTTGCCCGCGCTGCCGTCCAGTGGGCTGTCCCCGCCGCCCTCGCGGCCCTCGCGGCCGCGCTCATGCGCCTGTACAAGGTCATAGACGCGATGCAGGAGGGCACGAGGACGATGCTCAGAAGCCGGCTCGTGGACCTCCACGAGCGGTACGTGGTGAGCGGCGCGGGGTGCCCGGACTGGGTCAAGCAGGAGGCCTCGCAGGTGTACGCCGCCTACCACGGGATGCACGGAAACGGTACCGGCACGCACTACTACGAGGAGATCATCAAGGCCCCCATCAGGGGAGAACCGGAGGATTAGCCAATGGAAGCAATCAAGAACTGGGGCCGCGCGGCCATCGTGCGCTCCGTCAAGACCGGCGCCCAGACGCTCGTGACCCTCATCGGCACCGGCGCGGTCGGCATCACCGACCTCGACTGGCCCGCGCTCCTCAGCGTGACCGCCACCACGATGGTGCTCTCTTTGCTGACCAGCGTCGCGGGCGTGCCTGAGGTGGGCGGCGGCGAGTCGCCGCTGCACATGAAGTCGGGCGAGTAGGGGAGTGAGATCCACTAGCCGACGCCGCCTCGCGCGGGCGTGCCGCCTCATGGTCGCGCTCATCGCGGCCGAGGCGGCGGCGCTCGCGCTGCTCGTGGCCGCTTCTCAGCCCGTTGCCAAGCGCGCGTGGCGCCCCGGCAAGGGCGTCGTGTACGACAGGGCGTACGAGCCGCCCATGAGGCTCGTCGTGGAGCCTGACACGGGGAGGACCTACACGGTCGCCGCGTCCGGCTCAATCCATCTCATACGGGAAGGTGACAGATAATGCCCAGCATCGCCAAGCTTTGCGAGCGCATGCGCTATTGGTGCGACGAGGGGAACTTGGGCTACTGCCAGGAGCACCGCCAGGACATCCTGGAGGGCGGCGAGGCCGACTGCTCGTCTCTCGTCATCCATTGCCTGAGGGAGGCCGGCTTCGACACCGGCTCGGCTTCTTACACGGGCAACATGTCCTCGAACCTGTGCGCCCGAGGGTGGAGGCGCGTCGCCAACGACGGCAACCCGCGTCGCGGCGACATCCTGCTCAACGACGCGCACCACGTGGCCGTGTACGTCGGCGGCGGCCTCCTCTGTCAGGCGAGCCGCAACGAGCTCCATCGAGCCAACGGCGGCAGACCGGGCGACCAGGACGGCTACGAGACCAACAGCCGCAGCTATTACGACTACCCGTGGAACTGCTACCTGCGGTACGCGGGCGCGCAGGAATCGGCGCCCTCCAAGCTCGTCGTGGACGGCTACTGGGGCCGCGAGACCACGCTGCGCCTGCAGGAGCTGCTCGGATGCCCGTACAAGGACGGCGTCATCTCGTCCCAGTGGCAGGGCGACGCGTGGAGACACGCCGCGTGCACGAGCTTCCAGCACGACTCCAGCGGCGAGGGCTCGGTGACCATCTCGCGCCTGCAGCAGAAGCTCGGCGTGACCGCCGACGGCCTCTGCGGCAAGGACACCATCAACGCGCTCATCAAGCGCTTCATGCCGTTCTCCGGCGCGGCCGTCCTTGACGGCAAGCTCGACGCCGCCTCCGTCACCGTCAAGGCGATGCAGCGCGCGATCAACGAAGGGACCTTCTGATGCCCTATCCTTCCCCAGCCGACGAGCACGAGGGCGACCTGCTCAACCTCGTGCTCTTCCTCGTCGACCTCGGCCTGCTGCTCGTGGTGGTGCCGATGTGCCTCATGGACCTGCACAAGCTGTGACCTACTGTGACCAAGCTGTGACCTAGCTCGAACCTTACTCGAACCCGCCGCCTTCCCCGAGAGGGGAGGGCGGCGTTTTGCTGTCTCGACAAGTTGAAGCGAGAGGCATTGCACATTGTCGTTGGCACACGTCGGCATTTGGGCACTCTTTGTTGGCGCAAACTGGCCCATTATCGACATTCCAAATTAGAATAACCGCAGCTAAACAGTATAGTAAGGTTTCGATAATAGTTCCTCATAAGCACGTGCCGCTCGGCCCTGTCCTCGGCGGTGTCGAGGAACATCGTCACGAGCCTGTTGAGCTCCTTTATCTCCTTTTCCGTGAGGTAGTTCTTCGCGACAGTGACGTCGGTCGAGTGGATGCGCCCCTCCGGGCCGCCCTTCCACGAGGTGAGCCCCATGTGCGGCTTGGAGGGGTCCGAGCGGCCCTGGACGATCTCGGCTGCGGTGTGGCCCGTCACCGCGTAGTGGAGCTTGTTCTGGACGGTCGCGTAGAACCGCTTGGCTATGTCGGAGTCCTTGTCGTAGTCGAAGCTGCACTCCTGGAAGATGTCCGTGATCTTCTGGTAGACCCTGCGCTCGCTGGCGCGGATGTCGCGGATGCGGCCAAGCAGCTCGTCGAAGTAGTCCTCGCCGAAGGGCCTGCCGTTCTTGAGCATGTCGTCGTTCAGGACGAACCCCTTGGTCACGTATTCCTTGAGGGTGGCTGTGGCCCACTGCCTGAACCTGACGGCTTTCACCGAGTTGACGCGGTATCCTACGGCGAGAATCGCGTCGAGGGAATAGAACTTCACGCGGTAGTTCTTCCCGTCGACGGCAGTTGTCAAAATTTCTTTGACAACTGAATTTTGCTCCAGCTCACCATCCTTGAAGATGTTCCCGAGGTGGTAGCTAATCGACTGCTTCGTAGTCCCGAACAGCTCGGCAATCCGCCTCTGCGGCATCCAGAAGGTGCCTTGAATGTAGCTGACCTCGACGGGCACGTTCGCGCCCTCGGACTGATACAGGACAATCTGTGCGGTATTCGTCTCCTCGCTCATTCCTCCTCCTTCGTTGTGCTCCTACGCGGACCTTACTTGATCCGCTTCCAGCCCTTCTCGTCTAGTCAAATAACAGATAGAGCTTTGTCTGGTCGGTGCCGTCTTGGTAGTAGTCCCACATGTAGATGGCGCGGCACGGTCTTTCCCTGTTTGCGGAGATTCGCTTGTAAGCCTCGTTGCTCCTGGCGTTAATCTCGACGAGCGGATTGCCGTCGGCGATCACTTTGATATGAGGCTTTGCCGACGAGCCCTTTGGCGTTGGGACTATCTCAAATGACGGAGTGAAGCGGAAGTCCTTTCTGGGCAGTTTGCCGCCAATCCAGTTTCGATCGGTAACGGTAATCCATACCTCAAGCGAATCCTTTGCAAGTTCCATGCCTGTCCGCCTGCGCCTCGCCTGGGCGACACTGGCCTTATACTGCGCCTCGCGTCTAGCCTCGTGTCTAATGAGCTCGTCTTCCTCGGAGAACGGAACGGGAGTCGTTAGCGTCTTCTGGCGTTTCCACCACTGCTCCAAGAGCCGGGGCTCCGCAGTCAGGCTGACTAGCTCGGGGACGCCGGGGGAGTACATGCCGGTCTTCTTGACCTTGAGACGGATCGTGAAGCCGGCCGCCACCATCTCCTTGAGGAAACCGAGTCCCGAGCAGGTAAATCCGAATGCGGTGCCGTTGTAGGAAAGTGGCGTATCTCCAAACTCGGCGCTGTCCGCCGTCGTGCCGGTCGACTTGCTATGGATGACCATGTCGCGACCGAGTGGATCGACGTAGAACTCGGCTCCTTTCCGGATGCCCTTGAAGGGCACACCGACGTAGGCAAACACCGTCTTCTCGCAATCGCCGTCGATGTCTATGACGCGCGCGGCGGGGTGCCTACCATCTTGTGCGGACATGGCGGCAGAGCGAGGCGCGCCATTGCTCGCCAAAATCGCTTTGACCAATGAGCTGAACAGCCCCATGAATACCTCCTTACCTTGCTCCTTTATCTACGCCGCCAGCCTAAGCACGGTCATGGACGGACCCCCCCCAGACACTTTTTCGGGGGCCTGCGGGAGCCTCTCGGCCAGCGCGTCGCTCGTGGCGACCAGCGCGGCGCGGCCCTCCGGTCCCAGGGCGCGGTAGTTGCGGGCGAGGCGGTCGAAGTCGGGGTCTGAGTCTGGGGCTGCTGGGGCCTCGCCGTGGGGATCGCTGGTGGTCCCTAAGAGGTAAGAGACAGTAACACCTGTAACGTTTGCGATCTTCAGCAGCATCGATGCCTTTATGTCGCGAGCGCCGCTCTCGTAGTAGTAAACGCTTTGTTGGGCGATGTTGAGGGCTTCCGCAAGCTCCTTTTGGCTCATTCCGGCAAGCTCCCGCGCCTTTTTCACGTTGTACGTCGAAGCCATGATTCTCCTCTCTAACCGTTCTCTCAATTCTCTAACAGAAATCTGTTGACAGCAAACAGAAATCTGTTGACAGCAAACAGAAAAATTGGTAGTGTAATTGGCAACAGAAACAGAGGAATGGTGGGGAGGTGACAGAGACGAGGACGAATCTCAGGAATGCGCGACTCGAGGCGGGTCTTACCGCCGAGCAGGCGGCGCGAAAAATCGGCGTCCATCCCAACTCGCTCCTGATGTGGGAGAGAGGTGAGACGGAGCCGCTTGGCCAGAGCCTCATCGATCTTTCGAAGCTCTACCAGAAGAGCCCCGACGAACTTCTCAAGAACGACTAGGAGGTGCTTCATATGAACGACATTCAGGTTTTTAAGAACGATCAGTTCGGGCAGGTTCGTGCCGCGCGCGGCAAAAACGGCGAGCCGGTGTTCGTTGCCAAGGACATTTGCGCGATTCTCGACCTTGGAAACCCTCGCTCGTCCATCGCACTTCTCGATGATGACGAGAAGGGTGTCCACAGCGTGGACACCCCTGGCGGCAAGCAGCAGATGACCACCGTCACCGAGCCCGGCTTCTACAAGCTCGTCATGCGCTCCCGCAAGCCTGAGGCGAAGGCCTTCCAGCGCTGGGTCACCCACGAGGTGCTCCCGGCCCTGCGGCGCGACGGCGGGTACATGGTCGCGCGCGACGAGACCCCGGAGCAGACGATGGCCCGCGCGGTCCTTCTCGCGCAGCAGACCATCGACCGGCAGCGCGACCGCATCGCGGAGCTGGAGCCGAAGGCGCTCTTCGCCGACGCGGTGGCGGCGAGCGACGGCACGTGCCTCGTGGGCGAGCTCGCGAAGATGATGCGCCAGAACGGGGTCGAGGTGGGCCAGAACCGCCTCTTCGCCATGCTTCGCGAGGACGGCTACCTGGGCAAGTCCGGCTCGAGCACGAACGTGCCGACCCAGCGCGCGATGGAGATGGGGCTCTTCCGCATCAAAGAGACCGCGGTCACGCACTCCGACGGCCACGTGACGCTCAGCCGCACGCCCAAGGTCACGGGCAAGGGCCAGCGGTACTTCATCGAGCGGTACTGCAAGTGACGCGCCTCGAACCTTGAAAACCGAATGGCACGACTACCGCTCCTGGCCGAAAAGGAGCGGAAAAACGGATACGGCCTGACGTGGCGGCCGGAAGGGAGACGCGCGATGAAAAAAGAAACAAGAGAGGAATTGGCCGAGGTCTTCAGGGATGGCTGGCCCATCTTCCTATTCAGCCTCGTGGGCGGGATGATTGTCGGCTCAGCCATCGTCCTTCTGGTCAGGCTACTTGGGTAGCAGCCAGTACGTGAGCGCCACGGTGAGGACGGCGCCGAATACGGCACCCGCGAGGCCGGCGATGGCGGCAATCCACGTCATGGTGCGGTCATGTCTCCACTGACGCTCCAGCTCGGCAGCGTGTTCCTCGGCGCGCTGGCGCCTCTTCTCGACGGCCCAGGACGCGAGCGGGTCAACGTAGTAGACGGTGCCGTCGTCCAGACAGTTGATGAGGCCGAGCCTCTTGAGCTCCTGGCGCATGCCGACCGCGGTGACGTCGGCGGCGGGGACTTCAGCCCGCGGCCGTGCCCTCGCCGCTCGGGGAGGGTTCTCGGATTGAGTCAGATGCCCAGCCATTCGCCCCTGTGCTCGGAGATCTCGAGCGAGACGGCGGGCTGGATCGAGAACGACGCCTCGCCGGTGCGCGGGACGATGGGAGGCCCTCCGAGGATTCCCATGTTGCACAGGGTCAGCGCGTCCTCGTCGAGGGACCACGCGCGCACCTCTCCCTCGCGCAGCGCGGTAGCGACCATCTGCCTGCGCCTCGGGGGCATGGCGGCGAAGCAGCGCTCCAGGCGCTCGACCTTCGCCCTCTTCCGGGCCCACCGGCTCCCGGTGAGCAGAAAGACGGAGAACGCGGCTCCGCCGAGGAGCGCCAACGCCGTGAGCAGGGCGACGGCGGCCGGGTGCTCCGCGATGGCCTGCCTGGCGTCGTCGACGAACGCCGTCACGGACACGTACCCGAACAGCGACAGCAGGGTGACGGCGAGGCCGGCGAAGTACCGGACGGCCTCTGGCAGCTTCTTCTTCATCGGTATCTCGATTCGTTTGGAGGTTCGCATGGGTCTTGCGGCGCTTCTCATTCTCGCATTCCTCGCCGGTTTCGGCGTAGGGCTGCTTCTGTAACGAACGACAAAAAAGGCCCCTCGGTCCGGCAAGACAAGGAGGGGCTTGACCTAAGGAGGTCCAGATCATGGTAACAGACGAGCTTTCTTTGAGCCCAGACCAGATAGACGCGCTGTTCCGCGTCTCGCTCGCGGCCCTCGCGCTCTTCGCGGCCTGGGGATTCGTGTTCCTGCGCAGATTGGAGAGGTGGGCGATTGACCATGAGGAGTAAGGGATGCGAGCTCCCGGCGAGGGGCTGGATGTCTCTCTCCGCGGCGGCCGACTACGTGGGGCTGAACAAGAACGTCCTGCGCCGCGCCATCAACGCGGGCGAGCTGGTCGCGTACCAGAAGCCGGCGACCTACAGCGAGAGCAAGCGCACCTACGTGCTCGTCTCGCCGGACGACGTCGACGCCTGAGTGCGGTCGCTGCCGCTGGCCTCCTACGGGCCGATGGTGGACTAGGTGGGCGCCGGGGAGGCGGCCCGCGAGAGGCCGCGCGGCGTGATGACGCTCGACGAGCTCCTGGCCTACGCCGAGGAGACGGGGGACCCGCTGGCCAGCCGGCCGGCGCCGGGCGTCCGCTACACCTACGTGCTCGACCAGTGCGAGGGCGCCGAGAGCCCGAAGGACGGGCACCGCTACGTCCCGCCGCGCTCCATCGTGGTCGAGGGCGAGAAGGGCAGGGTCGAGGACGCCGCCCAGGGCGTCGCCTGGATGCTCAGGCGGCTCGGGTGGACCTCGAGGATGATCGTGGAGGGCTGCGTGCTGAAGGACGCGCCCTCGAGAAAGGGGGATTGACATGGGTTTCGGAATCAACCGCGTCGTCGTGAGCGGGCGGCTCTGCAAGGACCCGGAGCTGAGGGCCACCCGCTCCGGCCTGGACGTTATGACCGTCCGCCTGGCAACCGAGGACAGGAAGAAGAGGGCCGACGGTGCGTGGGTGGACGACCCCAGCTTCCTCGACGTTGTCTTCTTCGGGGGCGCGGGAGTCGCGGCGGCGAGGAGCCTCTCCAAGGGCTCGCGCGTCGTGGTCAGTGGCAGGGTCAGGCAGCGGACGTGGGAGGACGAGGCGGGGACCCGGCACTACCGCGTCGAGATCGTCGCCGAGGACGTCGTCGTGTGCGGGGAGAGGCCGCGCGCGGCCGCCACACCGGCGCAGCCCTCCCGGCCGCCCGTGGCCGCGGCTCCCGCGCCCGTCGCCCAGGCGGATGTCTACGACGAGGACATCCCGTTTTGACGCCGCCGGAGAAGCCGCCGCTGAAGCCCTGCGAGTGCAGCAAGTGCCGCCACTGCTGGGCCGCGGCGATGGTGTGCACGAGGCGGCTCATATCGAGGGCGCCCGGCGAGAAGCGGTCGGGGTGCCTGTACTACGAGGAGCGCGAGGGGAGGGGCTAGGACATGGCAAGGCGCGGCATCTGGTGGTGGAAGGCCGAGATCGGCACGCTCCACGACCAGAAGATGGAGGACCTCGTGGACGAGCTCGGCGCCGCCGGCGTCGGCGTGTGGTTCAGCGCGATGTGCCAGCTGCACAGCGCCATCAACGACGGCAAGCCCTTCCTCAGGCGGGAGCACCTCGTCAGGCGCGTGGCGTGCGACCTGGACATGCGCCGCGAGGACGCCGAGGCCGCGCTCTGCCGCATGGCCGAGATTGGGCTCCTCGACGAGGGCATGTGGTCGGAGGGCAAGGCCGTCAACGAGCGCGTCGCCCGCCGCTACGAGGAGTACCAGGCCAAGGTCGGCATCGCCGAGAAGGCGAGGGCGGCGAGGGGCGACGGATGAACGGGCAGGTCGTTCTATCGATAGGCCTAACCATAAGCCTATGGCGCGAACTTTTATAAGCGGTAGAGGTTAGAGGTTAGAGATAGATAAGAACTCTCTCCCTTACTTGTGAGTAGGGGAACCCAACTTTTCAACAATCTTTCGACAAGTTTTCAACATTGGAGGAGAAATGAGCGATTCGACCGGAATCCAGAGGCTGCGCAACGCCATCGAGGTCCAGGGCCGCGACGGGGCGGAGAACCTCGTGCTCGACATGACCGCCGCTACGAGGAGTACCAGGCCAAGGTCGGCATCGCCGAGAAGGCGAGGGCGGCGAGGGGCGACGGATGAACGGGCAGGTCGTTCTATCGATAGGCCTAACCATAAGCCTATGGCGCGAACTTTTATAAGCGGTAGAGGTTAGAGGTTAGAGATAGATAAGAACTCTCTCCCTTACTTGTGAGTAGGGGAACCCAACTTTTCAACAATCTTTCGACAAGTTTTCAACATTGGAGGAGAAATGAGCGATTCGACCGGAATCCAGAGGCTGCGCAACGCCATCGAGGTCCAGGGCCGCGACGGGGCGGAGAACCTCGTGCTCGACATGACCGCCGC